CGTTCGGACGCAAAAGACCCGTTGGCTCAGTTCATGTCAACCGCAGGATTCCCAGTAGAGCAAGACACAATGAGTCCTGCATCTCTGGTGTATAGTTTCCCTGTTAAGTCTCCTAAGACTAGCACAACAGTTAAACAAGTTGGAGCAATGCAACAGTTGGCTTTGTGGAAAACATATCAGAACAGTTGGTGTGAGCATAAGCCAAGCATCACGGTGTACTACACTGACGATGAGTTCCTGCAAGTAGCGCAGTGGATATGGGATAACTTTGATATCTGTAGTGGAATTAGCTTATTGCCTGTTAGTGATCATGTGTATCAGCAAGCACCCTATGAAGACATAAGTGCTGAGAAGTACAAAGAGTTAGTAGCAGAGATGCCCAAGGATGTTGATTGGAGTGACCTAGAACAGTATGAAATGGAGGACAACACCACAGGATCACAAGAGTTAGCGTGTGTAGGTGGTGCATGTGAAATTGTTTAAGAAGACAGAGGCCAACATCTTAGGGTTTAAGATACTGGTGAATGATCGGGGACATGTCGTTACAGAGATGAGCGGCATCCCCGAAAAGGATCTTCACTTAGCTTTTAAAGATGATGAATTGTTAATGATAAGAAACATTGTACATCTTACGAAACCAAAACTAGAGGCATTACATAAATTCTTGGAGGATGAACTCAATGCCCTGAATCATATGACCTCTTAATGCAGTAAGATATTAGCCATTATACAAAAACAACAAACTAAATTAATAGTAACTAGCGTTGTCCGTATAACAGCCACGGCATTAGCTTCGGAATCTGTGTCTCCCACTTTCTCGCCTAGGCTCAAAGCCCACAGTTTCCAAAACTTTTTCATTACTCACCATTAACATTTACTTTTTAGACTTAGCACCCGAACACTTCCAACGCTTTCGCGATAAGTTGTTCGGAGTGTTAGGGTCATTTTGTTTCTTTTTAGATAGTCCTTTTTTAATACCTAAACTTCTGGCACAGTAACTATCCCCTTTCGATGTACCCGCTCTAACTCTAGGCCCACCACCCTTTGCTTTACCTGCTTGTCCATAGCTAACTTTCTTTCCACTGGCTGTAACTTTTACTTTTGCTTTACCTTTTCTGGGAGTAGCCATTATACTTTCCTGTACTGTTTAGTTTTAGAAGCAACCTTCTTGGGCTGTGCGCTGTGCTGTTTGCCCTTCTTAGTATCCGCCTTTTTCTTTTTGGTTGTTGCCGCATACTGTGCAGGTGTCAAAGCCTTTATAGCTTTCTTAGGTAAGTATCTCTCACCTGTTTTAGCACTAGGCTTGCCAGACTTTGTAGTCCACTCTTGTTTTGTCCAAGCCTTCAAAGACTTCTGAGGTTTCTTTAGCGACACTTGTGCGTACCTTTTGCTTTCATCTTAGATTTTTTAGACAAGTCCTTCAAATGAAATAACTTTACACTTGTCTTAGTGTGAGACTTGTTAGTGTGTAAAGTTCCGTCAGCCATCTTGTGACTAGAACCTTTATGCTCTGTGCCATCTTTCTTATAATGTTTAACACCTTTCATTTGTAACCTCCTCCTGCTTCTTTGTATTGCTTGGCAAGCATCTGAGCTTTTCGTGCGCTCCACTGTCCTGCTTTGCCGCCCTTAGTTCCTGCTGTTATTTTGTTAAACAATCTTTTACGCATTGTAGGCTTGGTGTAGTTACCTGCCTCGTTGACTGTTGATTTTTTTTTCTTAGCCGCCATTACTTACTCCTCAACCAATGTATATACTTTTAACTTCTGTGCTTTACCTTTAGCCTCAATGGGCGATAGTGGCTTTAGCTTAATACTAGATCCTTTCCTAGTGCTAAACCCTATCAACACATCTACACCTGCCGCCTTAGTACCCGACTCTAACCTAGCCGCAATGTTAACTGCGTCACCGATAGCGGTGTAATCAAACCTCTGCTCTGATCCCATGTTCCCTATGATTGCTTCGCCGCTGTTAATACCTATGCCAATCTTGATAGGCGGTAATCCTTTAGCCGCAAACTCTACGTTCAACTCTTCCATGTTTATTGCTATCTGTTTAGCACACTCTATGGCTTTGTCTTCGTGGTCTTCTAAGTCTAGGGGCGCACCGAATATTGCCATCATTGCGTCTCCGATGTATTTATCTACGCAACCTGAAAATTTTGAAACTGCTGATTGCTGTGCAGTAAGGGCTTTATTCATTATATACGTTACTTCTTCGGGCGTTACACTCTCTGACAGGGCCGTGAACCCACGAACATCAGTGAACAGGAACGTACAGTACCGTTTTTCACCCCCTAAACGTAGTAATTCGGGGTTATCTTGCAGTCTTTTAACCTGCCGTGGATCTAAGTAGTGTTCAAACTGCTTCTTAATCTGTTGTCTTAGCTTGTATTGTTCTTTATAATTTAAATAAAATGTAACACTAGCAACTACAAACTCAGAGATCAGCGACCATGTGACATCAATCAAAAACCCCTGCCGTATAAGATAAACCCCTAGCAGTGCAGTGCCGGACATAACACCTAGCGATAATCCTAAACCTATGTAGACTCCGAAGTAATTAAGACCTACGAACACTAGTAAAACACCAAGCAGTAATACCACTGCCTCATATAACACCGCTGTAGGTGGTATCATTGGCATCGGCTTACTAGAGGCGTGTAGAATTGTTTCAACTAACGCCGCTTGTATCTCGTGCGGGTACAGTAACCCTGCTGGTGTAGCTACCTGCGGCAATATTCCTTTAGCGGTAGTCCCTATGATTACCATCTTGCCTTCTACATCCATAGCCTGTAAAGAAGTGCTGTCTGTTTTAACCCAGTTTACCCACACTCTACCACCACTATCAGTTGGGATAGGGTTTAGTTGTTTGACTCTTATCTCCTGTATGCCATCATGATTTGTCTTGATAACATATGTGCTTGTTTCTGTAACAGCTTTAAGTAGCTGTGTGCCGAAGCTTGCTATCCAACCATTAGGACTTCGCATCAGTAGTGGCATGCGCCGCACTAAGCTATCAACATCTACAGGGGCTGACACAATTCCTTGAAGCGACACATCTCTAAGGGCTTGGATGTTCTGCGTAACCCCTTGAGCTTCTATACCGCCCGTATCTTTGCCCAGTATTACTGTGCCTTCAGTCTTAGGAATCTCTTTGTAGCCGTCAGTCTCAAACATAGCAATGACACTAGGGTAATAGGACAACGCTTCTGCAAATACTTCGTCACCTCCGAACCTGTCAGGCTCGCTAAACACAACAACCCACGATACTGAGGCGGCTCCGGCATTCAATAGGTCTACATGTATATCAGCTAGACGCTCTCTAGGAAACGGCCAACCGCCACCTTTGTGTATGTCAGACTCAGTGAGGTGTAACAGAATTATGTTGCCTGTTGGTTCCTCTGTTTGTACAAGGGCATCAAAGGTTCTAAGCTTTAAAATCTCAACCGCTGTGGGCTGGTATATTAAAACTGAGAATAACAGTGCAACAACAAGACCTATAATTAGTTTCTTCATTACCCGCCCTGTACTATTCTTATTGTTGAGTCACCGCCGTTAATCTTTATAGTGTTAGAGACTCCATCTTGTATTAGTATAACCGTGTAACCACCTACAGTGTTTAAATCTAAGCGCGTAAATTCACTTACTCCCCTTATTAGGCTTATGGTTGGCCCTGAAATAAGTGTTGTTATCTGTGTTGACGGATCTGATCCTAGTGCTGTGCCTGTAACTGTTACGCCTGATACTTGAGCTAGTCTATCTTCTTCTTCTGCTATGCCTAGCGCATCTAAAATATTTAACATGTCTTCTAGGTAATTAACATCTAAGAAATTTATATCTAGTTCTGTAAACTCTAAGTTGTCAGCAGCTAGGAAGTCCTCTGCAAGATAGTCTATGTCTAGATCATTGAAGTCTAATATGTTTGCAGTCTTGGCTGTTTGTTCTTCTGCAATTACTACTTCCTTCTTGGGCGGTGTAACGATTAACATGTTGTCAATAAAGTCTAATGTTAAGTCCAGTATTACAGGCTTAGATGGGGCTGACTCAAACACAGACACCGTTGTAGCTTCGTAAGGCTTGTTTAGCAACACACTACCCATCGCAGTTACAACTTCTATTTCTCCGCTAGAGACTCCATACTGATCGGGCAACAGGATAATAAGGCTACGTCCTAGCTCGTCTACTGTCGCAGTAAAGTCTGTCCCGCGAATTGCAATATCGGCCACTGGGGTGCGGAGCTTAATGCGGCGCTTGTCAATCTTTCCTAGCTTGCCGCTAATAAACCTTGCTGTGCCTAGCCCAAAGGTAAGCGCCATCTTTGCTTTGCTTGGGTCAGGGTCATAGACATATTCATCTATGGTTAACTGCGAGTGTTCGGTCAACCTTACTGTAGAGTCATCAAGGAAAGTAAGTGCCATTCTTCCGTTGGTAGTAAAGGCTTCGTCATTAGATTGTATAGAGAAATCTAAATCTGCATCTTTTTTTTCTGAGCCTCTTTTAATCTGTGCAGTTCCAAAGACTTCAGAGACTCCACCTATATCAGCAACCGATGCCTGTACCTTGGTCATTTTGAATAACACACACAGTACCAGAACTGCCAATCGAAGTAATTTTAAGCCAGTCATTATCTTGTGTACTCAGTTGCTGTATGTTAAAAGTCCGGCTACCGCCTGTTTGATCAAGATAGAAGTAACCTCCTGCTGAAGCTGTCACACCGCTCCCCGTATAGGTAAGAGTATTATCACTACCATCAATATCAACATAGTTAGTAGCACCATCAATGTTAATGTTAGACGTTATTGTGTTGTTTGAACCCTGTATAATCCAATCTAAGTCTAGTGTTGCTGCTAAAGCGGAAGTACCTTGGTTTAACGTAAAGGTGTTACTGGCTCCCGTTACGTTTACTAAGTGGTTTGAACTGTCGGCTCCGTAAGTGTTTGAGGGGTCTACTTGAATAGTAAACAGGTTAGTTGAACCCGTAAAGTTGTAGTTGCCCGTAAAGCTATCTGCCCATATGTCACCAAAGAATTTATTCGTAGCTCCAATCATGTTGATGTCGAGGGTCATGCTAGTGCCGTCTAGATCAAGGGCTGTTAAGCTTCCTGCTGTTGAACCAAGACCACCAATAAGGTTAGATATACCTAGTTGCTCTATATCTATGTTTGCCGTAGCGCCCGATTGCGTAATGTATATTTCGTTG